ATCACTTTCTGCTTTCAAGCCCTCATCGAGGGTCTAATGCAGTTTTCCAAATTGTGAATGATTTTATAGAATCTTTTAAGAAACATTATGTTTTTTCAGAATCTCTCCCGGATTTTGAAACCAAATTTTCTTTAGTTGATTATATTAAAGTCATTTTAGATAGCAAATTGGTATCCTCTATTAGAACATTTACTCTCAATTTAGTAGGCCTTCGTTTTTTCTCTAAAGATATAGCTATGTCTTTTATAAAAACTTTAGGTCCTGCTGAGCCAGTTAGTATTGTTGATTTTTCAATTAATTTATTGACTTTAATTGAGAATATGGTACACGTTGCCGGTGATATTTTTAGTGGCAAAGGGTTTATTAAATCTCTTTGCGCTGGAGATCCTGTGTCACGTTGGCTAGATCATGCTACCACTTTATCTAGTCAGTATAAAAACGTCTACTTAGGAGAAGATGTTAATTTTCCACATTTGATTGAGAATGGCATGATTAATGCCAAAAAGTATCATAAGGATCTTCAAGAAGCTATTCAAGGTGGAAAACATATTATGAGTTCTACTAAGGGAGTTCCTACTCTATTTAAATCAAAACTTAATCAATTAGTTGATTTGCAGTATACTGTATTTCAAAAAATGGCTGGTCAAGTTAGAATGGCACCTCTTGGTGTTATTATAAGTGGACCTCCTTCTATTGGTAAATCTTCTCTTATTGATCATATTGCGAAAATTTATTGTAAATATAATGACTTAAAATTTTCAAAAGATATTATTTATCATCGCCCAGCTAATTCAAGACACTGGACGAATTATACACCAGCTACTCAACCTATAATTCATTACTCTGAATTAGGCTCAATGCATAAAAACATTGCAGCTAAAAATGGGGATGAGGTTATTAATGAGTTGCTTAACGTATTAGATTCGCAACCTTATCAAGTTGAAATGGCTGATATTGAAAATAAAGGCAAGGTTTTTGTTATGGCTAATTTGGTTTTAATGGATGTTAATGATCCAAAACTAAACTTGGATGTTATTCAAAATAATCCAGCTGCTGTTCGTAGAAGATTTTTGTATATTGATGTTCAAGTTAAAGATGAATATAGAAAACCAAATTCCACTGAGTTAGATAAAACAAAAATAAGTGATATAGTTGATAAAATGAACCTATGGAATTTTAAAATATACTCAGAAGTTGCACACGGAATTAAAGATTCTATTACTCATTATTACTCTCCACCTAATTCAGATACTAACATCTTTGATATTTATTCATTAAGTGCATTTATGTTTGAACGTATGAAATTACACTCTTTAGAACAAGAAAAATACAAAGTTGCTGTGTCAGAAGACATATCTAAGTATTTAGAACCTAAAATTAAATCCGAAAGCACATTCTCTGATGATTCTGATACTTATAGAGATCAATTATTCGGTAATACTGACAATATTGGTTCTTTCATGAAACCTGCTTTTAAAGAAGCAGGCATTCCACTCAGAGAGAATTCTTTAATGGGTGAATATTGCAAGAAACATAACAGCATGGAAAACATTAAAAGTATGAATTGGGATATTTATAGAGGAGGTATTTTCGCTGCCTTTATTGGTAGTACTTTTCTTTTATCTCATGTATATTTAATCTGTACGTTACCTGTTTTCTACGTTACTTATTCTGCTGGACGCATTATTTGTAATGATCAGTGTTTTTGTCATGATTTTCCTTGGTATAAAAAAATTACATTTTGGGGTTTAGACAAATGTACTACCATGTGGTTAGAAATTAATGCCATGGTAGCTATTAGTAAATCTCGTAGTAACCCTGATTCTATAGTTAATAAACTTTCTTGGATTTTCTTTGTTCCTATGTACTTATATGGTAGAGTTGTCAAACACAAGGATAATCTCTTGTATAAATGGTCAGCTGATTTAGTTGTCTTTGTTTTTATATTAATTATTATACGACTTTTCATAAAGCTATGGAAGATGATTTTTAATAATGTTGAGTCCGAAAGTGAATTAATAAATTCATCTGGAAGGTTTAACAAAGATAACTACAAACATAACTTGGCTGAAATGGAAAAAAATCTTAATTGTGAATTTCCTAAAGCTAGAAAGAAGACTGATAAGGATAAAGATTATGACCATATTGAATCATTTATACCTCGCATAATTTCTGATGAAGTTTCCTACAATAAAACTGAAGAAGTAGTCGCTCTCATTAATAAGAATGTACGCTACTTCTATGTAACCATAGGAGATAAATCTGCCAGAAGTGTTGGCGTTGGTATTTGTGAGGATTATATGCTTATGAATCGTCACAATTTTGTTGATGGTGCTATTATGTCGATTTCAAAATCACCTGATATAGCAATGAACATAACTTACGTTAGTCTTGATGTGAATAAGATGAAACAAGTAGGTGACGACGTTTGTGTTGTCAGAGTTATTGGTTGTATGTTTAAAGACATTCGTGGAACTTTAACAAACTTACCTAGTTTTAGTACTACTTTAACTGGGTATATAAATGAAACTAAAGTGGAAGTTACCAATTGTAAAGAACCAATTACTGTACAACATAATTTGTCAAATTATAGTATCGTTTCACCTCTTCAGTATCATTTAGATAATCATTATAAAGGACTTTGTGGTTCTCCATTAATCCTTTGTATCAATAACCAAACTGTATTATCAGGTATTCACTCTGCGGCGACACCAGACAAGCTAGTTTTTGCTTCTCGTGTGGATAAAGATAAAGTTTTATTAGGTATCAAGCTTATTAAACAGGACAGTTCCTTGGCTCCTGTTTTTTCAGAAGGAGCTATTAGGTTAGCTACAGGTACTACTTTGGGCAAAGTTACAGACAAAAGTCCTTTACTCTATGAAGATGTATCTGGTTTAGATGTTATAGGTTCTATTCAACCATACAGAAATGTGACACCTAAAACTACTATTCTCAAGAGTCCCTTAATACCTCATATTGAAAATTTAATAGGCTGTGATCCAAGATTACCTAGTGGTGATTTCAAATATTTACCACCTATGATGCGGTCTAAAAGAATTAATGGTAAATTTGTATCTCCAAGTAATAATTGGATTAAGAAAGTTGGTGTTGAGAAGATGCCTCTTGATTCTTGTATAATGGAGAGAGTTACAGATTCCTTGTCAAGAATACTTACAGAACGTCTTCGCAGTAAAGGTATTAAAAATTTATCACCTTATCCTATATCTATTTCTCAAAATGGATATCCTGAAAATATCTACATACGAGCTATGAAAAATGGTACATCAGGTGGTTTTTTGCTACCTGGAAAGAAAAGCAAATACAATACACCAGTTTCTTACGATTTTAAAAGTGATTCAGTTGAACCAGATTTTACGGTAGTTGAACAAGTTTTAGAAACATTTGATAGTTACTCAAATTGTGAGAACTCTCATACATTGGTTGGTGCACAGATGAAAGATGAGCCTAGACCATATGAGAAAGTTCAAAATGGAAAAACTCGAATTTTTGCTATGTCTTCATATGATTCAACTTTATGTCAAAGATCAATTCTAATGCCTTTCTACGCTTTGATGTGTTCAGAGAGAGATTTATTTTGTACCAAAGTTGGTATAAATATGCATTCTGAAGAAGCTAGTGATATTTACAACTCCCTAAAAAATTTTTCTCCATATATTATGGAGGGAGATTATGGAGGTTATGACACCAGTATGCCCATTGGTATAGGTTTAATAACTAATAGTGTAGTTGTAAATGTTTTAAAAGCCTTAGGATATAATTCAGCAGCCATTAACAAAGCTGAAGGTATACTAAGTGATAATTTATTTCCGACTGTTTGTATGGAAGGAAATATTTTTGTAGCACCTGGTTTTCAACCTTCTGGCAAATACGCCACTGCTGAAGATAATTCACTTAGAGGATTAGTCTTACTCTACTACGCTTATGTATGTATGTGTACTGAAATAGGACGTGATCATCCTGCGAATATAACTACAGAATTTGAAATTGATAGTTTTTTTGATTTACTTTTACCAATCACATATGGAGATGATATGTTATGTGGTGTTAAACCAGAATTGGCTAAGTACTTTAATAATATCACTTACAGTTATTTTGTAGGTAATGTATATAAGATGGAATTTACAACATCGGATAAGATGGAACAACAAAATCCATTTGTAGATATAGATAGTATTTCTTTCTTGAAAAGAAATTTTGTATACAATAAAATGTTAGATAGAATAGTTGCTAGATTAGATATTGAATCTTTATTAAAAAGTCTTATGTATATATTGCCCTCTAAAGAAGTAAGCACGGACACACAGATAGCTGAGACGTGTTGTTCATGTCTTAGAGAGTTGTTCTTCCACTGTGAGACAGTAGAAGAATATGAAAATTATAAAACTAGATTTGTAAACAAGGTGGCCCTTGTTACAAATTTTAAAGAAAAAGATGTTGCAGGATATTTTCCAAGTGGTTTGCAACTCTATGAACAATATAAACCACAAAATTACGTTAGTTAAGCTCAAGCCGTCGCGTTAAACGGAAAGCAGCACGTGTAGGTAATATACTGGAGTTCACTTACTTGATCTCGTTTAAAGGACGAACTTTTCAGGAACTATACGGTTAAATGGAGACCTATTTAGGTTTACTATGATAATATCAGTGCCATCTCATGTAGTGTGAGAATAAACAGATTTATTAACGAGCGTATCCTATGGATTAATACTACCTAGGAATTATGTAATTAGTATTGCAAACACTAATATTTTTAAAAATCAAACAGAAGACGATTTATCTGGTAATATTTATCAGAGTTTTACTCTTCAGTATCTTAAAGCTAGACCACATCTTGCCTTTAAGCCTGGCTCTTCTGACCAATATAGAAGAGCTATTCTTGTTAAAGAGCC